TTTTCTTAATTTGAATAATTCCAACGGAGTTAAGTCGTTGTAGTTTTTTTCTACTTTGTTATTAGCTTCTAAGTTTAAAGCAACAGCGTTTTTATCCATTGCATCAATAGCACTCAAAGCAACCGACAAACCTTTTTTAGTTTCGCTTAATTGAGTTTCTAAATTAGTTTGCTTTGCAGCGTAACCTTTTTCTAATGCTTCTAAACGGCTTAAGATTGCTTTCATATCCGATTCAACTGATTCAGTTGGCTCAGGTTGTACATCCGCTTCTTTAGTCATAATTTCAGTAATAACACCAGCCATACAAATAACTTTCGTTCCGTCTGCTAATTCAAATTCGCCTTCTGCAGGAACAGCCACACCGTCAGCACCTGTAAATGTAGCCATTGCTCCTACTTCCATTTTGTCAACTGATAACATAGTGCCATCAATTAAAGCAACATCCTCTAATTTTACTACTTGAGTAGCGGGTAATTCAATACCTAATTTTAATAATGCTGATTTTAAAGCATCTTTAGTTTCTTTTGATAACATATTTATTTTTATTTTATTTAGTTTCGTTAATATAATATAGTAAAATATTTACTTTTTACAAAATATTTTTAATAATAGCTTCAATCTCGTTTTGATCCAATTCAATTTCTTGCTCTAAGTCAAAGAAACCCTCTAATGATACACCTTTTACTTCGCCACTTTTTACTCTTTTCCAAATGTCATCGTTGTTAATTTTCATTGAACAAAAGATAGTGCCATCGGGTAAATCAAAACCTTCGGGCTGTTTAATGCCACGACTAGCATCACTAATAAATACTTCAAATACAAATACACCCTTTGATAGGTCGCTTGTATCATGTGTCAATTTTACTTTGCGTTGGTTACCGTCAAGCATATACTTTTGTAGTATTTGCATGTTAGTATCTTTTTTATACACTACATAAAATTCTTTACCTTCTACTTGTCGGTATATTGGTAAATCAGCAACAATAACTGGGGCTGTGATTATACGCTGTTCTTCCTGTAAAGCAAATTTAAACTCGTAAGGTTTCTGCTCGCTGAATGCAATCCATTCTTGAAGCATGGCTGGTGAGTCGACTAATGCCAGATTCTGTATCCCTTGTTCTTTTAATTCTAAGCCGCTTAAATCTTCGTTTATAGTAGCATAGTAAATTGGTAATTTATTTTCCATAATTTTAAAATGTTGATTGTTTTTCTAATGTTTCTACTCTATTTGTTTTACTAGATACTTCGTCAACTCCTACGGTTGCCTTTACTTGTATCGTTGGTTGCATTTGTTTTTCATTCTCACCGCCTATTCTTTTGCCAGTTTCATCAAACGATGTACTTTGATTTGTATTGTTTTGTTGCGTGCTTATACTTGGTGGGCTTGGAATAGGTGGCGCACTTGGTAATGCTGCCGAACCACCGCCGCCGCCGCCACCGCCAGCATCAAATTTAGTACTTGCAATTTTAGCTATATTTGCAGCCGCTGAAATACCAACACCAACCGCAGTAGCTACTCTTAATACAGTCGCTATTGGTTCGGGTAATACAGATTGTGCGGATAAGGCATTCATAACACCCTGTATGCCTGTTATAACAGCGGATTGAATAGCTAGTGCTTTATTTACTTTAAATTGTTGTTCGGCTGATTTACGTTCTGCAGCTGAGCCCTTTTGTAGGTTTCTATTTTTAACCGCAAAAAAAGCATCTGATAGTGCTTGATGAGATTGGGTACTCATTTGAGCAAAGTTTAAAATCTCATTTTGTTTAGCGAGTTCTAATGCTTTTTCTTCTTCACGTTTTTTTCTGTCAATTTCAGCTTCAGCATTTTTATTTTCTGTGTATCTAGCCATTTGAGCATCTTGGTCAGCCGCTAATTTTTCTAGTCTTAATTGTTCGTCTATTGCTTTTTGCTCTTCGTCTTTTTTCTCTTTTGCTTTTCTTTCTTCTTCGGCAACTTGAGCAGCAAACCACACATCCGCTTCTTGCGCTTGTAAAGCATCTAAATGTGCCTTGTTTTTAGCAGCCGCATCTGAGTAATACTTTGTGTTTATAGCCGCTATTTTATTAGCAGTTAATTGTGCCAAATCAACTTCGGCTTGTTTCATTCTTTTATACTCGGCTGAATTATCTACTGCTTTTGAACTAGCATCTTCTAGTGCTTTTAATTGTATTGCTGACGATTCTTTAACAGCTTCAATTTCAAGTTGTCTTTCAGATAGTTTTGATTTTCTTAATTGCTCACCAATCGAAGTAGTAATATTAACAAAGGCTGCATTTTCTTTTTGCATCTCTTCGTTCTTTTTTTTCTCCTCCGAAATTATAGCAGCATTTTTATCCGTAGTTGCTTTTAATAATTCAACTTGTAATGAATTATATTCCTTTAATTCCTCTTCGTTTAGTTTACCTTTTTCTTTTGCTAAATTTTTTAATACACTTATTTGACTAAATACGGACGCTTCAACTGCTGTTAACTTTTCAATCTCTAAACCTGACGTTTCTTTTTCAGCAGCTTTTGCTAGTTTAATTTCGGCATCGTATCTATTTTGAACAGCGACCTCTTGCTCTTTCATTCCAGCAATTAAATCCTTTGATTGTTGCTCAGCTGCTTTATTAGTTAAGCCAATGGCATCTGTTAAAGCATAAAATAATTGTTCAACCGCTTCACCAATAATTTTAAATATCTCAAATTTTTCAACTAAGTATTGAACGCCTTGCACTAATAAAATTAAAGGAACAGCACTCATTGCTTTACCTATTCCATTAAATCCTGTCTTAACTTTATCTAAATCTAAATTCTTTAAGCCCTCACCTAACTGACTAAATGATTCACCAACTGATTCTACACCGCTGCCCTTTACAGACTTAGTAGCATCGTTTAAATCCTCTACTTTATCCTTTAAATCCGCAACGGCTTTTGATGCGTTTGTAAATTCTTTTGATGCTATACCGAAAGTTTCAGCCGCTTTTAACTGCTCATCCTTTGCGGCTTTAATAGCGTTCTTTAAATCCTTAACCGATTCAATAGATTGTTCTACACCTTTGACTTCTAAATCAAAGGCTATTTCATTTTTATCTGCCATTTATCACGTTTATTAAGTCTTCGTTACCAGTTGCTGCTATTTCAATACACATATGAATACAAGCCATACCGTCAAGTATTATTTGGCTCGGTTGGTTATTCATTTGAGATTCTAAAAATTCTATTTTATCTATCATATTTTATTCCAATTAGTGCCATCCCATTGCAAGGTGACTGATTCATACTGAGTGGTTAAAGTAATTGTTGCAGCGCCGTCTATTAAAGCGCCGTTACCGTCTATTATAACATTGCCCGCACCGCTGTCAACTTTCTTAATAGTGATTTGTTTGCCATACTCTAAGGTAGTTTCAACATCGTTTATATTTAAAATTGTAGTACTTTCTAAAAATCCAATTTGTGCGTAAGCTAGTGTAACTGTTTTGTTAGTTGCACCTGTTGTCATAAATACAACATCGTCGTAAGCCTTAACATTATAGTTAGCTGACTTATTTTGTATTAATGCTTTTTCGTTATAGATAGTATTTGTCACCGTTCCATTTATGTAACTAAATCCAATAGTGTTTTCAGGCACGCTAATATTGCTGCCAATTACCGTTACATTCTCACAACTTGCTGGTATCATAATATTGTCACCGACTGCTAAACAATTAGTACCTCTATTTTGGTTTCCAGTTCCAAAACTAAAAGAAGTGTTTAATGTAGAATTATAAACCTCTACACCTCCAGCAACTTCGGGACTTGAACTGATTAAAAATTTTGTCGGTGTAAATACTTGAGTTTCTAACAACTTAATTAACTCAACCTTTGTGCTTGTTAATTCTAATGGATTGTAGTTTTCAATTTTATTAACGATATAATAAGCACCGTCAATAAATAGTCTATTCCTAAAATTAAAATTGTAAATATCCTTTGGGCTTAACCATAAATATTTAGTAACAAATTTAGCATCTCTGTTAATTAGATTGTTTAAGTATTTAGCGTGGTATCTATTATATAAATTATTAGTTGTAAAGTAAGCGTTTGGATAGTCATAATAAACCTTTTTAGGTAAGCCAAAATTCAAGTCCACATTTGGATCTAATGGATCGTCTGTGTGTCCAGCATATAAATAATCATTTGTAACTAGATTAGTTTGCCCTGTTTGTTGCCATGTATAAGGTGTAACCGTTTGTTTTATTCCACCGCAAATTAACCAACGAATATTACTAGCAAATTGTTTTTTTATTAAATTCTCTTCTTTATAAATACGTGGCATAACAATACCTAAACCGTAGTTAGCAACGTTTGGTGTTGGGCTAAAAATTATCTCATTCTTTTTATCTGACTTAATAAAATCATTCTCAACATCCTCTTCATGCGTACCAAACACTTCGTTAAATTCATTCTTATATTGCTCGTTCCATTTATCTGTATCGGCTTTATAAGTGTAAATGTATTTTTTACCCTCTAATATATTTGGATTAATACTTTGGTCCTTAGATAAATCTGTTTTGTTTTCATAATCAATTACGTCACCGTTGTAAAATTCATTAAACGATTCAATAATTAAATTGTTAGGGTTGTTAGGGTCAACATCAATAAATAAATTTAGTGCTTGTATAATTGACTTAAGGTAATCCTTTTGTTTTATCTTAGTAGGCAAAGCACTATTGCAAGTCATTGTGTCCCCTGCCATAATAGTTTTTTGACTACATAAAGCATAGAAAGATGTTTTAGCAGCACCACCAACTAACTCAAGATTCCAAGTTAAAGTTCCAGTAGGTGTAATTACACCACCTGACGAATTTAAAAAAACTAAACTATTAACAAACACGTTAATAGTTACTAATAATATATCCCCCGCTGCAAAAAATTGACTACCTGTTGCTGCGCCATTATTACCGTAAATAGATGTACCAATGGGAATAGCAACTCCAGCACTAATAAAAGTAATAACAGGCGGAACTAAATTAAAATAACCTACACCACCATTCCCCGATTTACGAATAGTAGTACTAAGTAGAATATTTCCTCCAATAAATGCCACCGCTGGATTGCTATGTGTAGGTGTAATCTTTACATAATTAACAGCCGCTACATTATAGTAACCGTTTGCGTCAAGTGTAACAAAATCATTTGCAGGTGCTAACTGACCGCCTAAATCAAAGAAACCATTTGTACTATCATTGGTATAAACAACATCTTGAGATACACCAAATGGAATAGGTGTATTTGCTGTTAAGCCTACATAAAATTGTTTTAACTCTAATTGTGCCTGAGTTAATTGTAAATTTATTAAGTTAGGATAAGTGATATGGTTTAAAAATTCAGCATCGTCTAATATTGACGAAGTCCAAGTTCTGCCAGTGTTCGTTATAATTTTATCAATATATTCTCTATTGTGAAAGCAAGGTAAAAAACTTTCTACATTAAACACTGTGTCACTACCACCGTTTTGGGCATTATCAATAAATGGATATACCACACCTAACCCCGTCCCCTCATTAGCTATGTTTAAAGCTATTTGATTAGCACGTGTATATGTGTGGTCGTATGCGCTAAAATCTAAATCGTCTGAACTCGTTAATATACTTTCGTTTGTCCAAACAGTTGGAGTTGTTCCTGTTGCTATAAATACGCACCCTGTTGTGTTAATCGTTCCACTAACTACACTTGCTACACTTGTAAAATTATCCCCAGCCACAAACGTATTAATCGTGTATTTTCTACCAACGATTAATAAGCCGCTTGTTTCAAATTTTAATGGATTTCCAGTAATTAATTTATCGCCAATGTCCACAAACAAAGAACCGCCCTCGCCAATTATTGAACATTCATAGTCTATTGAATTATCGGGCTTAATGTTTATTTTGATTAACTGTAAGTCACCTGCAAAGTTTTGAATCCCATCTACAATATATTTACATGGTGTTTTTAAATTCTTATTGAAATACTGAGTTGCTACGTTAACCGAGAATATATTTTCAAATAACTTATTTACTTTATTAGTTCCAAGTAAATTAATTGTTTTACTAAAAGATGCTTTACGCTTATCAGGCTCTCTAACATCGGCTAGGTTATAGTTAATGTTAATCGGTATATTTTTTGCAATAGGATAGTATTGTAATTTCTCACTACCGTTTTTTGCTGCTATTAATAAATCTGTTACTACCGCCATAATTATATACCTCTTTGTCTAGTTTCTGTAATACCTAAATCAATAGTAATAGCTAATTGAATTAACGATTCATTGTTTTGTTGGTACTCTTCAAATGAATTATTTGTAACCCTACATGAACGTAGACTATTATAATCCCAAACGTAAACTATTGGGCTATCAAATAAATCCTTTAATTGTGTTATTTGTAATTGAGTTAACCAAGTTGTGTTTAAATCAATTGTTGATTCAATAGCAGTACTTACAACGTGGTCTTCTCTATCATAAGAAGTAGAGCCATAAGCACCAGTAGTTGTATTTAAAACATTCTTATTTAAAGTAACTGTATTTACTTTTTTAGTAAAGTTCTTTTTACTCTTTTGCTCAAAGTGAAATGATAAGATATTACCAGTTCTATCTAAGTAGTAAATAACATAGTCTTGGTATTTAGTACAAATGTCTTGGTAATCAAAAGAGTAGTTTAATAATACGGTTGTCCCATTTTTAAATTTAACTACAACTGTATTACCAACGGATGCCGAAGTGAAAATATTACTACCTAAATATAATTGGTAAATATCGGTGTTAGTAACTGGTGTTGGAAATGAAGCTATTGTAACTGTTTGAAGTAAAGTAAATCCATTAAATAATTCAATAGTTATATTGTTGCATGGTGGTGGAATAAAGTGTATAAAAAAAGGTTGGTTTAAAGCTATCCTGTTATCGGGTGTTATTGTATCAACATCTTTTGATAAAAAATATAAACCACCAGTTGAGCCAAAACCATAATCAGTTGGGTCGTAAGCGTTAAAAGCAGCATCTGTTAAGCAAGCATCAAACGCATCGTAAGTTATGGTAGTAGTAGATTGAACGGCTGCTGTATAATATTCAAATATTTTAACTTGCGATCTTACACGTTTGCCAGTTGCTAAGTTTATAGGGCTGGCTAAATTGATATTATCAAATTCAAAGTAATGTTCAATATAATTTTGTACCCACTCTTTAGCATTAAAAACTAAATAGCCATCGGGACGCTGTAATATGTCCTCTGTATAAGTGTTTGCTGTATCACCGTTAACAACTATTGTTACAATATATTTAAAATCAGCAATAGCTATTTGATTAGACTTAGCTGTAAATATTTGGTCGTTATAAGCTGGTGTAAATGATTCGGGTTGTTGATATACTGTTAATGCCATTTTATGTGTAACTACTTCTAATTTCGATTATAATATCATCTTTAACTAATTCTGTTATTTCGCTTTGTAATTTTTCAATTCGTCCATCGTTAATCACTTCGTCAAAGAAATGCGTTGCTTCTATTGATTTCTTTTTTAAAGAGCGTGCTACTAAAAATCCCGCTGTTTTCTTTGCTTTATCAAATGACATCTTTTGCAACTTCTTTAACTTACCTTTACGCTTAGATAGGCTTTGCTTTTGCTTTCTTTGCGCTAAATCACTAAGCCTTATACTTTCAGCAAATCCATAAGCTGCACTCCATTCCACTATCTTTTCTTGTCCCTCTGCACTTACACTGTTTGGACTTCTACCGTCGTTAACAACCGCCCAATAATCATTCATGTTTAGCGTAAACTTAATAGAGTCATTACTAAATGATATTGTTGGTTTAATGCTAGCTTGTAATTTACTCGTAGTTCTACTACCCTTTACGGGATATTTAGACTTTGCCCTTTGTTTAGCTTGCCTTTCATCTAAACTCTTTTTTAAAGAACTACGGGTGTCATCGTTTAATGCTTTCCCAAACTCATCTAACAAATCCTTTATTTTATCTACTAGAGCCATTTAATGCTATTTCAAATTTACCTTTATCCTTTAAGTACGCTAACTTATTATAATATCTAATCACACTCCATTCAAATATTTGGTCCTCGTTTAGATTAGTATCTTTAACAACTAAACCAACGCTGTATTCCCACCCCCATCTTTCAAAAAAGTCTGAAATTCTAAGTCGTCCATCATCATTTGATTCGCTTGCTCTATTACTTTGACCTGCTCCGCTAAACAATCCTGAATAGCTTTTGTGTAAGTCATTAAATATTTTGAATAAAAAAAAACAGCCCCAAGTGATTCGCTTAATTTTGATTTCTTAAATAACTCTACATTTCGATTATGGTTACTTGAGTTATATACCCATTTACCGTTTTCGTATTCCTGGTGACAAATAGCCATTAACTCAGGTAGCACTTTAAAATAGTTCCCCTCATTTGCCCTTACCATTTCTTTCCAATCTTTCTCTTGGCAAATATTATAATCGTATAAATCTTTAATGTATCTAAACTTAACGCCACCTAGTTTAATTTCATCGGGACAAGCTAACTCAATAGGTTTAGTTAAAAAGAAAGCATCTAACAAATAGTCGTAAACTTGTTTAGGGCTAAGTGATTCAATATATTCAATATCCTGGCCCGATAAAATAGATAGCCTTAAAACAGCCCTATCTAATTTATCCAAAGTATCATTGCTTTTCAATTCCTCTAATTTTTGGAATTGCTCAACTGTTAAATCTTCGTATCGTTTAGGTATTTTCATTGTATTAATATAGTATTTTATTTGAGTTTTACATTTATTGAATAAAGAATGTTGACTTTTTAAGTCGGTTTAAAGCTACATATCTGACAGAATCCCAAAAGTGGTTATTCCTATCTTCGGGTACATTTATATTCTTACCTGTGCTATCGGTTGCCCATCTATAATTATAAGCCTCTTTAATTGCATTTGTTGACCTTGCTGTTATGAATATCTTTTGTTGCTGTAAAGTATCTATTGAATTACGGATTGAGTCTGGTCCTTTCTTTGCACCCTCTATTCTAAAACCTGCCCTACGTAAATCCTCAATACTTTTAGGCTCAGCACTATCTGCTACTATCATTTGATTTCTTTGCACCCCCAATTCAGTTAACTTCTTTATAATATCACTATTGGTTAGCCCTGTCTCATAAATCAATTCATCTAAATACAAATTGCTATCGTAACGGTAAACGGCTGTTAAAGTAGTGGGGTCTGACGTAAAACCCCAGTCAATTCCATAAGCAATAAACTCAGCATCTTTTGGTATTTCATCACATTTAGCCCAGTTATTAAATACTACCCCTTGTAAATTGCCAATGTTACCTAAACCGTAAACATTCCATAAGTTAGCCCAATATTCATTTTTAATTGTACCGTTCTCATTGTAACCATTTGTTTGGTACATCAATATCTCATTCCTTTCATTTTCAGAAAGTAACTCATTATCTTTAAATGTTAATTGTAAAAAGTCGCAGTCATCCCTTTTTATAACATCGGTATCAATATAAAACTCGCTGTCAGGATTGTAATCGGCATAAACTTGACCAGCCCTTGATGCTACTTGTCGGTAACTTTCAAAGTCTATTTTATTAACCTCATTAAAATATGCAACATCGGAACGTAAACCCTTACCGACATCTGACTTGTCTAAGCCTATAAATTTAATAAATGAGCCATTTGGGAATCGGTATAAAGTCCCAGCTAAAAATCTATTTTCATCGTAAATACCAATTAGCCTCATAAGTTTAACAAAGTCTTTTATAACTGTTAATCTCATTTTAGTTAACTCAGCACTAAGTATTAATATCTCTTTATTAGATTGACTACTTGCATGATTAATTAACAATATCAATATACTTATTGTTTTGCCAGCACCTTGACCGCCACGAATAACTCTAATCCGTTTCTTTAAAGCTGCTATCTTCAATAAGGAGGTTGTCTTTTGAATCATCTAATGGATCTAAGTTTAATATCTTAATTGGTACGTTTAAAGTTGAATCCATTTTATCAGTCCAACCTAATTTGTTTTTTGCATAGAAAATACCTTTACCCTCATTTGCAACTATATCCGCTGCTAACGATTGAAATAAGTCGTCTATTCTTTTTATAGTGTCGGATTTAGCTTTATTATCGCTTTTAAGCCACTCATAATATGTGTCCCTACTAATTGTGTCACCTACATTTCTAGGCATCCATATATTCAAAAAAAATGCTATTGTAGGTATATGCCGTTCTCTTTGTTCAACTATCTTACCCGAACCAGTTGCAACCTCTTTAACGTGATTTAAACAAACATCAATATATTGATTTGCATAGTTAGGTAATTCGTTTATAAATTCTAATGACTTCATTTATTCCAAAAATTTATGTGTTCGTATTCGTCTTGCATCTTAATTCATTATATAAATAAAAGTTCTTTTCAATATCACCGAATTAAAATAATTAATCCTAAACGGTTGGTGCGGCAATTCCCTCATTGATATGCGTTCCTTCATAAGTAATTGAAATCATTAAAATGTTATTGGTATAAAGTATTTGCCTTTCAATCGGTTTATACTTTTTAACGTTTAGTTTTAAGTTCTTTTCGCATTCCTTACCTACCCTTAAGCGTTCCTTTGGAGTAGGCTCAGTTTCGTAATCGAATGTATATTTAGCTTTGAACGGCATTACTTTTTACTTTTAGGTTTAACTTCCTCACTCTGATTAAGATACGCTAGTATAATTTTAAAAGCATCTTTGTAAATATTCGTGCAAGTTGAACACTCAATAAGCGTTTCAACCGTTGCATCGATACCATGATAGGCTGCTAAAATTTCTTTAACATTATCGTTTGAACTGTCAGGGCGGATTAGATCATGTGCTACTGCATAGATAAAATCCCTTTGTTTTATTAAAGTTTCGTTCATTTTATTTTATTTTTTATTTCGTTTTTAAATTTATTATTCTCGTATATAAGTTTTCTTTGATTAACTCCAAGTTCACTAGCAATCTCTCTAGTTGAGGTAACCACTGACTTAAATAGTATTTCAGCTTTAAATGGTTGTTCCCTAGCAAATTTAACAGTTCGTTCAAACTTCATATCTATGTCAAAATTATAACTTTCTTCGCACATATCAAAATTTACTTCATAATCATTATGCCGTTCAACTAAAGGATTCTTTGTATTAATTAATTTATTTGCCCTGTGCCGGTCCGAGTTCATCCCCTTTAAAACATTTGAGCAGTAAGCAATAAATTGTCCTCTATTTACTTTATCAATCAAAAACTCTTCGGGTTTCTCGCAAAGGTATAAAAGAAACTCTTGGAATAAATCATGTTGAATGTCCCTGTGGTTGCATAACTTTGCAGTCAATCCAATTAACATTCGGCTTGTTGCTGCTATGACTATCAGTTGGTCCTTATTGATTAGCAAATGTATTAAATATTTTTTAAAGTCAATAACTTAAATTCGTCTAAACTTCTAATTAAATGGTATTCATAACCTAAACTCGACACTCGACACTCAAAATCCTTTTGTTCGGGCTTTTGAGTTCCTGTATTTGTTTTAAGTTCAACAAAGCATAGTTTACTATTCGGGAATATAACAACCAGGTCAGATGCTCCCTTTAATAATCCAGTCGCTTTAAAAG